AGGAGATTCCTAAGTCAATCGTGCTCTGGCTGGTGTTGTATATCGGTTATTGTGAGAACGTTTACGTTCCTCCCAACTACATTTTGTATGCAAAGTTAGGGGGAGCATTGGCCTTTGCTTTCAACGAGATATATTTATATAAGCTGCCCATGTTTGGATTTAGTTATAGGATGATACCACCTTTTTTGATGCATCTTTTTGTAATGTGGGGTCCTACTTTTTGGCACAGAGTTGCTTATCACTCACTTTTTAACTTTGCAACTATTTGCTATCTGTTTATTAGTTACTCTCTCGCTTGTTCTGTTTATGGAGAGGGAGTGCTATTACAGGGCTGTATGCATGCGGTTTACAATAGTATGTGGGAGGAGATTTTGTATTATGTCCGACCTTACCGCAACATGTTTCATGGTTTAGCTTTTTCGGTTGTTAGGATGAGTTACACGCTTTTTCAGTGGTGGGACCACCAATCGAATTTGTGGATACCAATTATGCACCGCTTGTTGGATCATGGCGTACCACTTGGACCTGGTTTGATGCCGCTTCTTGATAATCGCCATGAATTTGATGACGATGAGGGGGTTGAGGACACGGGCCACTATGATGGTTTTTATTTGGTGGATGGACCTCGTGAGTCCATGCTGAGCTTGTTGCAGGACGGGAATTTGAATCCCATCTTGCCTTCAGGCCCTCAAGAGTGACTCGAGGTCGCGGTAGCCCACCGCCAAATCAAATGGGCACCGCGAAGTTCAAGCGGACATGAAATATGAACAGGTGGTCAACGGCAATTTTATATTACCCTCTTGATCTTCACTGGATAGTTACTTAGCGAGCGGCTCTGAGCTTGTGAGAGGATCCTGTGAGATACTACCAAGAGCATTCCTCTAAATTCAACGGTCTGGTATACCTAAGAGCAACAAACTTCGGTCAATTAGTACAAAAGCCGATTTTACAAATAGTACTGCCCACCAAATTATCGATTTTCAAGATCCAGTTGAGGAGTCAATTGATTCTGGAACTGTGATCGTTCCACTTACCCAGGGGGTTGCATCCTCAATCACTTCCTGGTTTTCGCGTCCCCAACTTATCCAAACTTTACCATGGATTGAGGGTGGGACAATTAACACGTTTATTGCACCTTTGGCTCAGTTTTTTGATCCCACAATCACTTCTAATTGGAATAAGATTAAAGGTTATTCTAGGTTGAGAGGAACATTGCACTTGAAGATAGAGCAAAATGCTTCACCTTTTCATTTTGGAGCTATTAATGTCTCTTGGGCACCTCTTACAACTGAGCAAGGAAATTCCACTGTTGGTAAGATTAATTATGACTGTTTAAATTCATTTTCTGGGGCGAGTCTTTCTGCTTTTGCAGATGGTTCTAATTCTAACGCCTCTGCTTTAATGAAAGTTACTCAACGCATGAATGGTTATTTGTATCCACAGGATGGAAATTCTTTAGATTTCACTATACCTTTTTTATACCCAAAAGACTTTATCGAATTACGGACACTTGACGCATCATCACTAGACGGCTCTTTTGAGAGAAATTCGAAGGAGTTGTATCAGTTTGGATCTCTCACTTTTGTCACTGCTGTGCCACTCACTGTAGCTCAAACGTTGACTGGAGGTATTGCAACGATCAATGTCTTCGCCTGGATGACAGATGTCGAGCTTGAAGGTCCTAGCTTAGTTATTACGTCAGGAGTGGCTCAGGCGGCTGGAGCTGCTATGACTTCTTTTAAGGATGTTCCTGTACTTGGAGGATATTTAGCTAAGGCTGGAGCTATTTCGAAAGCGTCGGCTAAGGTAATGTCACTCCTTGGGATGTCTAATTACCCTGATGAACAACCTGCTACTCAAGTTCGACCTTCAGTGATGCCTGCTTTAACCAGTTCAGATATTAATTCTGACGCGCGGTACTTGGGCGTCGCTTCACATTCAGGTCTTACCATGGCGCCAACTGAGTCTTGGTCTGATGAATTGCAAATTGACCAGTTTGGTAAACCTATTGTTGCTCTCGGTG